CCGGTAATCTATCCGTGGCTGCAGACAGATCAAAACCATAGGAACAACCATACTTAAGAGATAAATCTTGAGCAAGGCGGAACCCTTTGTTCTGATCATGTGTACAGTCATTGGGAAGCTTTCTAAAAAGTGAAAACAGTCTTGAATGTAAGGGCTCTAGCAGTGATTGAGTTATTATATCAACCATTGCAAAGATCCTTAATTTTCCGGCTGCTTCTTCCTTAAAAGAAAGAGCACCCAAATAGTCATTACGCGATCCTATCGAACGAAGATTATACTTAGTTATAAGATAATCCAAGTTCTTAAATAAGATCAGCAAGTTCGTAGAACAAGTAGCATTTAAATATTCCAACACCTTAGGAAAGATATGATGTCTTTTCATAAGGACGTAGGAAGATATTAAATGTCTATAACTTTTTGACCCAAGCGGACTAGACTTGTTTATAGGAAGAATCTTATAAGCAGTCAGATCCGTTATATCAAAATTTGAAAACTTTTGTAACATTAGCTTAGAAGTAACTTCTAATCATTTGTTAAAGTCGTCAAGATGATATAGGGAACCGTCAAAACCATTAGTAATAGTTTCTAACTTTGGTTTAAAGTCTACTTTAATTATTCTGTATAACGAGAATAATGAAAGGTAGAATCTTATAACCTTGTAAGATCCATTACAAATCGAACTCCTATCTGCTAATTTAATAACAGATGGAAGTCCTGATTTGGATAGACGGGGAAAGTTATAGTCTGGCTCAATCTCCCTCAATGATGAGAAAGGTTGTCCAGCTAACTTTTTCTGTATAGCTAGTTGACAAGCTTTCAGGTATTTAACTGTATACGTTTCTCCATGATTTTTGGTCATTTTGATCAGAAATACAGCGAAATTATGCAATAGCCTGAAACGGTTGATTTCCTTAGTACTAAGAAAAGACAAAGTGACAATACGTCACCCTATCTCTTTTAGCACTAACTTCAAATGTTTTGCATTTGAAAGTGAGATCATAGAACTTCTTTTATAAACAGAACTATATAATTTTAAGCTAGGGACTTTCTTAGTAATATTATTACTGGGATTGTTCATATCTTTTAAATTATATAGGGGGCTAATCAGCCTCCATATCCCGAAGATTTGTTCCAAGATGCCCAACCTTGGCATCGGGGCAATGAAGGGGACTACCCGTCTCATTGAGGCAGGTAGACCGTTTAAAAAAGAGAGGCCCTATTCCGCGGTTCCCCTTACGGGGGACGGCAGACCATAGGGTACCACCCGTTTCCACTAAGGCGAAGCCTTAGGCATGAAAACTATGCTTTACCATCCAATTAATAGTATCCCTTTCCAAGGAAAGGTGATCCAATTTACTGGTTAGTTCGGGTTTTTCCGAAGATTCCCAGAGAGACTCCCTTATAC